AGAGCGATCATTGCTGCTGGTATTCAAGCGTTGTATGGTACTAAATTCAAGTACAACAACCACAAGGTTTCAGTTAAGAAATCTGATTTAATCGCACTTGATGCGTAAATAACTGACCGAGATGGGGCGCTACCTTTCGGCGCCCTTTCTTCTTTATGACTATTCAATACGGTTTACTATTTGGTGTTATCAGTATGGTTGTTTATGTAACAGGATTTACAATCGCCTACATAGTGTATGAAAGACATAGAAAAAATATTGAACGAATTGAAGCCGATAAAAAGAAAACGACACCTTATGACTTTAGCTAAAATGAAACCACAAAAACAATTAAAAGTAGATAGAACAGAATACCAAGATGTTGCTGATTGTATAAGAAGTGACCAAGTACCAGCAAGTCATATTGTAGAATACTTTGGCGATAAGATGTTTTACAAATGGTATAAAAAGAAGTATCTAAATGACTAAATTTTATAAAATATCACCAAAATGGAAAAAGTCCATTTATGAATATTCAAAGTATGAAAATGATGATAATACAATATCATTTAATACAGAGGAAATGTATCGTTGGGGTCACTGTATAGTTAAGATAGAAGATGGTAACGAACTAGCAGATGTTATTGGTAATCCTATTGATAGTAGAAACGAATTTGAATTTGACCACACAATGGTAGAAGAACAAGAAGTTGATGACCAATGTTCTTTTTATTTTGAAAATGCAAAAGGTATTACAACAGAGGAACTAGACGAAAAATGGGAAGAAGATGGCCACGATTACATAGAAGAAAAATATGGTGAACCTACAAACTTCTGGACAATCTATCACGGCGAATTAAATGTTGAAGATGTAACAGATAGTTATAATGATTGATGAAATATTATTAGATTTGGTAAAGAGAGATGTTAAGGGTGATGATGTTGCTATTTTTATGGGTGGAGGTACAGATAGTGCCACACTATTATTTACTTGTTTAAGATTAGGTAAAAAACCTGTAGGATATTCATTTTTTTTAGATGGTAAACCATCCTACGATTCATTAAAAGCAGAAGAGATATGTAAAACTTTTAATGTACCATTTGTACCAGTACCAATGTCAACAGATAATTTGGTAGAAGATTTTAAATTACTTGCAGAGAAATATAATTGTAGAAAGAAAACTCATTTTGAGTGTACATTTCCATTTATATATTTGTTTCCAAAGATAAAAGAGAAGTATATACTAACAGGCGTAGGTGCTGATAGTCATTATGTTTTAAGTAAAAAAGGTATGATGCACTTTAAACATACTGTAGAACTAATGAATAAGTTTAGATATAATTATTTTCATAATACACCAAACGCAGGTGCTATGGATCAGTTAAGACAATTTTGTAAAGAGTATGATAAAGTATTAAGTGTACCATACTTTGAAAAAGAAGTTTACGATTATTTTTATGATAAGAGTTGGGAAGAAATAAACAAACCTGTACAAAAACATCTAATTAAAAAATGTTTTAAAGAGTTTGATAAGATAAAAGTTAAACCACATATCAATTACCAACTATGTGCAGAGATAGATCATCTGTTTGAAAAGTTAATTGATGTAAAAGAAATCAATTTTAAAAATAGAAAAAGAGTTATGGACATATGTAGAGATTGGTACGAGAGAACACAAAATAAATCAGAGGCGGTATTACCTATATGATATTAGTTGATTTAAACCAAGTATTAATTTCAAATCTAATGGCTCAAACAAGAGGCCAGTTTGATGACTTGCCAGATAAAGATATGTTAAGACATATGGTATTAAACTCATTACGTGGTTACAATCTAAAGTTTAAAGAAGAATATGGAACGCCTGTGTTATGTGCTGATGGCGCTAATCCTTGGCGTAGAGATATATTTCCTAATTACAAATACAAAAGAAAAAAAGGCAGAGATGAATCAGATGTTGATTGGTCAGCATTATTTCAAATGATTGGTGAAATTAGAGATGAGATTGCGCAAAACTTTCCATACATTGTATTACACATTGACAAAGTTGAAGCAGATGATATAATCGCTGTACTTGTAAAAGAATATCATACAAAAGAAAAGATTATGATTGTGTCAGGTGATAAAGACTTTATACAATTACATAGATACCCAAATGTAAAACAGTATGCACCAATACAAAAGAAGTTTGTAGAAGATGAAGACCCTATTAAATACTTACACGAACAAGTAATTAAAGGTGATAGATCAGATGGTGTACCGAATATATTAAGTGCAGATGATGTATTTGTAACAGGTACTAAACAAAGACCTATAAATAAAAAGAGATTAGAGGAATGGGCGAATATAGAGAACATACCTCTTGGTTCAGAAACTAAAAAGTATTATGAACGAAATAAGAAGTTGATAGACTTGGACGAGATTCCAGGTCTTATATATAATGATATAAAGAGTAAATATATAAATTATAAAGTAAATGACAGGACGCTGTTGTTGACTTACTTTATAGAGAACAAACTGAAATCATTGATTGAAAATATAAATGATTTTTGATAACATGCATGGAGAAATATAATGGCACAAGACAATCCTAATTTGATTTCCCGAAAAGCAATGGAAGCAATGTCCAGTACATCTGGTTCTGCATATCCATTGATAAGTGAAATCTTTTTAAAGGTTAATAACGCAAAAGACAAGCCTAAAAAGATAGAAGTTTTAAGACAGTACGATAAACCTGCTTTAAGACAAATCTTAAAAGGTTGCTTCGATCCAAAAATAGAATGGGAACTACCAGAAGGTATACCACCATATATTGAAAATGATGTACCAGAAGGTACAGAACATACACTTTTAATAAATGAGGCTAAAAGACTTTGGCACTTTGTTAAAGGCGCAGACCCAAAAACAAATAAACTTCAAAAAGAAACTATGTTTATTCAAATGTTAGAAGGTCTACATAAGAACGAAGCAAAAGTTTTATTAGATATGAAGAACAAATCACTCAATAAAACTTTTAAAGGTTTAACCGCAGATATGGTTAAAGAAGCCTTTGGTTGGAACAAAGACTTTGTAACACCATAACGAATCAATAGAATAAAGGGTGCGACAAGTTGTTGTTCACCCTTTGTTCTTCAATAAACCCCTCATTTTACTACACTTTTTTCCCAAAATACCTGTTGACAAACACCTCTTTTTAGTGTATATTATAAATATGAAAGAGAGGATTTTATATTATGCGTAAATTTATGATAACAGTTGTTATTTTAACAACTACATTATGGTTAGTCTTAACTAGTTTTATGAACTCGGTTATGGCGAATGAGTATAATAAGGCGGTTATTGGTCACGTTATACAATCCACAGTTAACGGTACAAATGTTGATACCAGTAAACTCCTTGAACAGGAGATGCAAAAACTGGCACATCAATTTGCCATTGAATCGATTACAATATTACAAGCATACTTACCTCAAATATTAGAGGGTGTTGCGGCAGATTTAAGACTAAAAGCAGATACAGAATACAAATGTAAACTACTTGAAGGATCTAAAATCGAAGATGATTGTAAATAATTTTTTATCATTACCTACAGAATTACAAGTTTTATTATTATTTGGTATATTAATGTTTATATACGAATCAATAAAAGGGATAAAAAGTAAATGGCAAAAACTAAAACAAAGAAATCACAAGTGAAAAAAATCTTAAAAAGGGAATTGGCTTCTCGTAAGAAGTACAAAACAACTTACAAAGATATTAAACACTACTTTGATATTATCAATAAGTCTGTATTTGATAATGTGTTGTCACCATTTAATGATATTATAATCAAAAAAATTTATAGAGATAAATCTAAAAAATATTGCTACGGTCAAGTCGTAGTTTGGGAATGGAAAAGAAAAGGTACACGGGTATTTCATTTAGAAATGCTACCTGAATATAGAAATAAGAAAGATTTTGTGGACACGTTAGGCCACGAAATGGTCCACCTATATCAAATGGCCAATGTAGGTGACTCTGGAAATCATAATAAATTGTTTTACAGTTTTAGACCAAAATTAAATGCAATCGGCCTTGATTTATAATAAGAGGGATATATAATGCCAGAAGTGAGAAAGAAAAGCAAAGAAATAGACCACTACGTTAAACAAAACGTAGGAGAAGCATTGTTACAGTTAAGAGAACTATCTAAACCAAGTAACAGGTCAGGTGTAAGTAGAGTTTACTACACAGGTAATTGGGTAAACGACATCTACAATAACTACACAGAAAAACAAGCACAAAAGATATTTGATAACGCCAATCAATACAGAGATAAGTTAGACTTTTTTCAAGTAAAGTTAAAAGATACTTACGAAGATTATAACGAAAAGACTTTACAAGCTTACGATTACGTAGCGAGGGTTAAGTGAAAATCTTTATAAAAACAATGATGGGAGTAATAGTCGCTTTGTTTTTTGCGACAATTATTCATTTTTATATAAAAGATGCTAAGGCAAGAGTTACAGAACTAACACCAACTAAACCTGATTTTGAACACACAAACAATCAACAATTTTTAGATAACGTTTTACAATGTGTGGATTATGTGTATTGGAAAAATAAAGATTTTGAAAAAGTAAATGTAGAACTATTACTTGCTCAGGCAGCATTAGAATCGGGTTGGGGCGATAGTCGGTTTGCTAAAGTTGGTAAAAACTTATTTGGTATAAGAACATATGATTTACAAGACCCTCATATGTTACCATCAAATACTCCAAAGAAATGGGGTGTAAGAGTTTATGAACACGAATGTTATAGTGTAGAACACTATATTAAAATACTAAATAATGGTACAAGTTTTGAAGATTATAGGAAGTTGAGAGAAGAAGGAATTGACGACCCATTTAAATTAGTAGAAACACTTGGTGCCTACGCCTCAGATAAAAATTATTTTCCTAAAATTAAAAGTATAATTAAAACAATTAGAAAAGAGTATAATATAAAATAATGTTTTTAACAATACTTACATTTCTATCGGCCATATCTATATCTGTTATAGCGGCTGGGTATTCAATCATAGGTCTAGCGACATTGTTTGCTGGCGCTGTGATACCTATTATTGCTATGGGTTCAGCACTAGAAGTTGGTAAACTTGTTGCCGCCAGTTGGTTATATAACAATTGGAATAGTGATGTACCACGTTTACTAAAAGCATATCTCTTTGGCGCCATCATAGTTTTAATATTCATTACATCAATGGGTATCTTTGGTTTTCTATCAAAGGCACACCTAGACCAAGTACAACCGACTTCAGGTAATCAATTAAGTATAGAGTCATACAATAAACAAATTAATCAACAACAGATTATTATTGATAGAGCAGAGAAAACTTTAAATCAATTAGATAAGGCGTTAGATGTTTATATTGATAAAGAATATGTAACTAGAGGATTAAAAGAACGTAACAAACAAAAAGAAGAAAGAGACCTACTGAATAAAACCATAGACGAAGCAACGTCAAAAATATTGGAGTTGAACAAAACCAAAAACACAATAGAGTTAGAACAACTAAAAATTGAAGCGGAAGTAGGACCATTAAAATATGTTGCTGAATTGATTTATGGTGAGAACGCACAAAATCATTTCGATAGTGCTGTTAGAATTGTCATACTAATACTTATATTTGTATTTGACCCACTCGCTGTACTTCTCTTAATCGCCGCTAACATATCATTACGTCAATGGCGAATGAAGAAACAACTAACACAATCAAAAGTAAAAGAAGATTTAAAGTCTAAATTAGAACGTCAAAAGAAACGATTAGACAAACTAGGTAAGAAACAGAGAGATTATAAGAAGTTAGTTACACAAATGGGTGATTTTAAGGATATGTCACCTGATGAAATCAAAGTAAAACTTGACCAAATATACGATTGGAACGAGAAAAAATAGGGTTGACAATCACCCTAAACTATGATATATTATAAAAATGGAGGTTATATATTATGATTACAATTGATGATATTACTAGATTAAAACTACCTGAATTGACACCAGATCAAATCAGAAGAATATCAAACGCAGAGAGAACTTGTCAGAACGCCACAACCGATTGGAGTAAAAACTATTGGTTTAATGTATTTCAAAAACTATGTGAGAAGTATGGTTGTATGGATTACTTTAGAAAGGTGATACACTAATGAATATATTTTATTTGGACAAAGACCCTAAAAAGGCAGCAGAATATTCGTGTGATAAACACGTTGTCAAAATGATTTTAGAATCAGCACAGATGTTATGTACAGCACATAGAGTACAAGATGGTGAAATGGTAATTGGTAAATCTAAAACAGGTAGAAAGAGAACTACTTACAAACACCCTAATTCAAATATGGATGCAATTCTATATGGCGCCGGTTGGTTAAAACACCCAAGTTGTATTTGGGTTATGGAAAGTGCTTATAACTACAATTGGTTATATCAACATATGATGGCTCTTGGTGATGAATACACAAAACGATATGGTAAAACTCACTTGACAATTTCAAAACTAGGTGACTTACTAAAACACCCACCTAAAAATGCGAAAGTAAATAAGATTGGTACAGATGCAACTCCTGCAATGCCTGATGAGTGTAAAGTACCAGGTGATGTAGTTGCTAGTTATCGTAAATATTACATTATGAAAAAACAAAGATTTGCTACTTGGAAAGCTCCTGCAGTTGTTCCAGAATGGTATGCGGAGGGTTTAAAAGATGCCAGGTAAATGGGACGGTAGAAGTCGTGTAACAAATAAAAAATACGAGGAAGAGTTTAATAGAATATTTAAAACTAACCCTGTAGCAAAAGAAGTAAGAACTTCTAAATATAAACCTAAAGTGGTTAAACCCAAAAAAGGTAAAGGAAGTTTTAAACGAAAAAAACAACAAGATGTAGAATGGAGTGGAATAGTATGAAAATAGAGTTTGATTACACAGAAACAATAACAGGACCACAAATACAAATTCTAAAAGAAGG